CAAAGCCGCTTATTCCGCGGTAACTATTACAAGCAATGGTACTGCCTCTGAAATCGCATCATATATTATCTGTAATAAAGCTTCAGCATTAGCAGTTGTTCTTTCAGATGGTACAACAGATGGTGAATATAAAATCTTTACTAATAAAGGTGGTGGGACTGCAACAGTTACCCCAGATAATTTCTCTGCAGGCACCTCCTTCGCTCTACCTCAACATACAGGTGCTCAAACAATCTGGGACGGCACAAACTGGTATTTAATCGGCGCGGATAGTGACGTAACCGTAAGCTAATAGGAATTAACAATGGCAGCAATCCTCACAGATTCACTTAAAAGACAAATTCTGGATGGAGTCCTTACCTCAATTGGGACTGATTCGGATACATATTATATTGCAATTGGCCGATCGGAGCAGTGGAATGATTCGGATATCGCATCTGATCCCCAGAATCATGTTCACGATGAAAGAGATTTCCGCCTCAGTATGCAGTCTGTTAAATCTGCAGAAGACGTTTCATACGTGGCACCTAGAAATAATTGGACGGCGGGAGCGGTTTATACCGCTTATGACGATAAAGTGGTTGGCCATCCAGCCCAACCTTACTTTGTAATTACTGACGAACATAACGTATATCTTTGCATCCAACGAGGTTTGAATACCGATGGTACCCAAAAGACTTCGCTAGTTAAACCTACTGGAACTGGTACTTCTCTCATTTCTACCGGAGATGGATATATCTGGAAATATATGTATTCAGTCTCGAGTGCATCCGCCCAGAAATACCTTTCTTCGAGCTATATGCCAGTACAGCAGACCGATTCAGATGCAGCCGTTGCAACACCCACAATTGATGGATTACAATGGGCTGTACAAGGCGCAGCAATTGGCGGCGAGATTACTCAGATCGCAATTACTGATGGTGGTAGCGGATATGTATCTGCACCAACGGTCTCTATTGAAGGAGATGGTTCCTCTGCGGCCGGTACGGCATACGTATCAGGTGGGCAAGTTAAAAAGGTCGAAATGACTAATAGAGGGTCAGGATATCAGTTTGCTAAAATCTCCTTTACTGGAGGTAGTGGCAGTGGAGCAAGCGCTCGTGCAGTTATCCCATCCAATAAAGAAGGTTTGGGGGATAATCCCATTTTGGACTTTAGAGCAAAAGCCGTACTTCTCAATACCAAACCCGATGGGCTAGAGGCTGGCGATTTCATTTTGAACGATTATCGCCAAATCGCGATCCTTAAGAATCCAACTACCTATACTCACGATAGCGATTTTTATACGGGTACTTCGGCTTCAGCTCTTAAAACCATTCGTTTAACCCTAACCGGCGACGCGTCTTCATTCAGTAACGATGATATCATCACAGGTAGCACGAGCGCAAGTCAAGCTATTCTTGATTACATTGATTCCGATACTCTATTCTTCCACCAGACCGATACAACAGGTTATGGTAGCTTTACTACTGATATCGGTGGGGCAATCACTTCTAATAACGGTGGATCTGGAACTGTTCAAAGCCTTATAGATAGTTCAGATATTAATCCATTCTCTGGGGATATCCTATATATTGAGAATCGGGCAGCAATTACCAGAACCGAAACACAAACTGAGGATCTAAAGGTAATCATCCAACTTTAAGGTTAAGGAAATATGGCAACAACACTAGTTCAAAATACATTTGCAAATACCTATAAGGATGATTATAGTGACAGCGATCATTATCATCGTATCTTATTTAATGGGGGTAAAGCTCTACAAGCTAGAGAACTGACTCAGTCGCAAACTATTATCCAAAAAGAAATCGAGAGACTTGGCAACAACCTCTTTAAAGACGGTGGCGCAGTTAATCCTGTTCAGAACGTCTTAGTAGATACTAACTATTCATTCGTTAAGCTGCAGGATGAGACTAGCCTTAGCTCGAGTCTCGTTGGCACCACTTTTACTGCGACTTCCGGAGTAAAGGGTAAGGTTCTTCGGGTAATCTCCGCAGAAGACTCAGACCCAGCAACTCTATATGTCCAGTATATTTACGGTTCAGGCGTTTCAGCGCACAGCACGTTCCAAGCCGGTGAAAATATTTCAAACGGCAGCGAGAGCTTCACAGTTCAGACAACTAACACTACGGCTAATCCAGCTGTTGGTAATGGTACTAAAGCGAATGTTGACGCTGGTGATTTCTTTGCAGTAGGCCACTTCGTTCACGCCTCGGCACAAGAGGTTGTTCTAAGCAAATATTCCACTACTCCAACAGAAGTTCTAGGCTTCATTGTTAACGAAGAGATCGTAACCGAAGCTGATGATACCGGATTATATGATAATCAATCCGGCAACCCTAATCTTACGGCGCCCGGTGCACACAGATATAGAATTAGATTAACTCTTAGCAAACAGTCTGATGCCGCTGCAACGGATACTTTCATTTTTGTCTGTAATATCATCAATGGCTCAGTAGAGCAGATTAATACCGGCCGTGATGATTACAATAAGATTTTAGATCTTATGGCAGAAAGAACTCGTGAAGAATCTGGAAGCTACGTTGTAAAACCCTTTACTGCGTTCTTTGAAGCAGACTCTGATGACGGATTCCTCAAACTGAATATTGCCGATGGTATTGGTTATATTAATGGTTATAGAGCGGCTCCAGGGCCTCAAAAGATTCGAGTATCGAAACCTACTACAACCCTTGCATTCAACAATGAAGCGGTTGCTGCGAATTACGGTAACTTTATTAACGTCTCTTCAATTAAGGGTCTACCTAATATTGGTACCTACGAAGTATGGAATTTAAAAGATAATGCTACCTATGCAAGTGGTAACACTATTGGTACTGCAAGAATCAGAGCCGTAGAAGAAAGTGGTGGAAATCATAGGTTCCACATCTTCGATCTTAAGATGCACACTGGAAAGAACTTCCGCGATGTAAGGTCTATCGGAACTAGCTCTACCCGAAGGGGGATATTGGTACTAGAGAATGGTGTTGCAGTAATCAAAGAGGCAAATAATAATAACGCGTTCTTTGCATTATCTAAATCTAGACCATCATCCATCGGTAATGATCATACCTATAACGTTCTTCGTTATGCAACAGGATCGGTTAGCTCTAATCAGACAACTATCTCCAATGCAGGCGCTTCAGAGGCTTGGTCAAGTACAGATGATTGGATCATTACTCGTGGTGATACCGGTGCGATAGTTACCCCAACATCCGTTACTATTTCTGAGCCGAATGCCACCATCAACACATCTGGTATTTCCGATGCTACAACCCTGACGGTTATAGCGATCTGCCAAAAAGGTGCAGGATCACCAGTTCCTTATAAGACCAAAACTCTTACAGAAACTACTGCTACTGCCAGTGTTACTACAGACTCTGATGGATCATATATTGATCTAGGTAAAGCGGATGTTTGGTCGGTCTCAAGAGTTAGAACTGTTGATTCCGATGGTACTGACGTATCATCTCGCTTCTATGTAGATAATGGTCAAAGAGATAACTTCTACGACCACGGTCGAATGGTACTAGCACCAGGACAATCAGACCCCGGTGGTAACGTATTCGTACGCTTTAAATACTTTGCACATTCTGGTTCGGGTGACTTCTTTACAGTTAATTCGTATCCAGTTGGCACGGGGACAAATCAGATTACATATGCTCAGATCCCATCGTATCGTCAAAACGACGGTCAGACGATTGATCTTCGCGATGTACTGGACTTTAGACCTACTATCAATAATGCTGGCACAGGATATAGTGGCACAGGAGCAATTGTAGCGGATCTTCCTAAGAATACCGACTTGATCACAATTGATCCCACTTACTATATTCCTAGAAAAGATAAATTAACTATCGAGGAAACTGGGACATTTAGATATGTCCAGGGAACATCAGACTTTGACCCTAAACTCCCACAGACCCCTGGCAATGCATTAGAACTTTATCACTTCTCATTGAATGCAAACACGCTTGATAAGCAGGATCTAACCTCTAGATATATCGATAACCGTCGTTATACAATGAGAGATGTTGCAAAGCTTCATGATAAGATTAATAAAGTTGAAGAACTAGCTACCCTGAGTCTACTGGACATCTCGGCCTCAACTCTTGAAGTACTAGACTCAAATGGCTTATCCAGAACTAAAGCTGGTTTCCTAACCGATGACTTTAAGGATCACCGTGCAGCTAACGTTGATGATCTGGAATATCGCGCATCCATTGATCCAACTATGGGTATCCTAAGACCTTCTTATAGAGAGAAGAACGTCGGCTTAGTATTCGATTCTGCTGATGGATCCGTATCTAATACAATCCTAATCGGCGACGATGTGATGCTTAATTATAGTGAAACCCTTCTGCTAGAGCAGACCCAGGCTTCTCGATTCCATAATGTTAACCCATATACCGTTATCAACTATAATGGTACACTTACAATATCGCCTAGTTCGGATGAGTCAAGAGACACAAGTACGATTTCACTCCGCACTAATGGTCAAAATGAAGTTAGCATTGAGACCTTCCTGAATAACGTATTAGGTGAACAAGATACTCAAAACGTCCTTACTACCATTTCTAATAATCCTGAATTCGGTGGTCGGGAAGAGTTCATCCGTAATAACATCTCCCTACAAAGTGCGAATAACTTCACCTCACAGGGTTCGCTCGAAGATGCTCTTACTACCCTACCCCCATCGGTCGGCCAAATCCTCGGTTCAGTATTCGACCGCATCTCGCCAACCTGGAGAGAATACGTTTGGGGATGGGCAGGCGTTGATTCACGGGAGACTGAAGAACAACTTCTCAATGGTGGCATCGGTAGCACTAATGAGCAAACCTTTGGTAGATTTGCTACAAGATTGTTTATCCCACGTATTCGTTCAAGAGAGATCCGATTCCGTGCGACTGGTCTTCTTCCGAATACTCGCCACTATCCATTCTTTGATGGTACCCGCGTAGACGACTATACGGTACAGATGAGTCGGATCGGCGTTGAATTTGGCCCTTCAACTAATGGTGGTTGGAGATGGTCACGCCGAGCAGATTGGTGGGTATGGGCCGGATGGCGCAATCGTCTATTCCGTAGATGGTCGTGGCAGTATTGGCATCCTTATTGGGAGGAGACCGCACCAACTTCAACTGCAAGCGCTCTTATCTCAGATGCAAATGGTACGATTGAAGGATCTTTCTTTATACCAAATGATGACAACCTTCAATTCTTTGCGGGTACTAGAGTCTTTAGCCTCTTCGATATTACTAATGAAGATGCAGAGAACTCGACATCACGTGCGTGGGCCGAGTATCTCGCAGAAGGTACAAATATAGTTAACTTCAGACGTCGCCCAGTTCCAAGACCCCCAAGGCCGCCGGTCGATGACGGCGGTGGCGGCGGTGGCGGTGGCGGC